TGCCCAAGAATTATAAGGTTGTGGTGAAATAAACTTGTCTTTTGTTAAATCGTAAATATAACCTACAGCAGCGTATTGTTTTTTAAAGTTTCCATTGTATGAAGTTTGTATCCAATTAGCAGAACCTAAAAGAGAATTTAAAAATTCTAATCCTTTAGATTCGTTTTCTACTTCGTTTTCATCAAGTAAAACAAAATTATTTACTACAATAACTTGTTCCACTATATTGTTTAAATTTATTTTTGCAAAATGTGCCATAATTTATCCTGTATAAGAACCTGAACCCGTAAATTTCAATATTGTTACTCCTGATACTGTGCTTTGGTCAACACTTGGAGAACCTGACGTTGTGCCAGAATAACTAGAAGTAGGCAAACGAAGTATAACGACTCCAGAGCCACCTGCTCCACCACCTCTTACATTATCGCCATCACTACCTCCTCCACCGCCACCACCAGAACCTGTGTTTGCTGTACCTGCGGTAGCAAGTTTATTTTGGTTTTGACCTCCACGACCACCGCCACCTGTGCCTCCAAGACCTTCGTCTACATTATTAAAACCGCCACCACCGCCACCGCCAGCATAGTAAATGCCATTTCCTGACGCAACCGTTATAGAATTCTGCAAACCAATACCACCTGCTCGACCACCTTTTTGACCATCTGCGCTTGAAACACCAACTGCTCCTGCGCCACCTCCACCACCTGCACAGTCACCCTCATTAAGTGCAGAAGCACCACCATTGAAACCCTGTACTGGTGATGCTGTTCTTGTACCTCCCGGTGCTGATTGATTTCCTAATCTTGATCCACCACCACCTGAACCACCGGGTCTACCCGGTTCAAATGGAGGGCTTTGTAAAGATAAACCAGTACCTCCACCACCTCCACCTGTAGAAGTAATATCAGTAATATCGCTACCCGAAAAAACAGAGTTTCCTCCATCGCCTCCTGGATTATAAGGTGTTGGTGTAGTCGTAGTACCACCTGCTCCTACAGTTACAGTATAAGTTGTATTTGGTACAAGAGTTAAATGGTTTTCGGGATTACCACCACCTCCTGTATTACCTCCGAAAGATGCTCTAAATCCACCTGCACCTCCACCTGCTCCAATGTTACTCCCACCAGAACCACCACCTGCTATTACTAAGTATTCTACAACATACGGGGATCTTGATTGTGGTGCAATATTTAAAAATCTTTTTCCTAAACTCATAATTTAAATTGTTGAATCTGCTGCAAAAGTTGCGATTGAATAGAAAAAAACTGGATTTGCTGCTTGATCATCTACACACTCAATTTGCAAAATACTTGTTGCAGTATTATCATAATTAACACCTGCAACTTTATTAAAAACCCCTGTTCCCGAACCACCTGTTAACGTAACAGATTGCGCTTTTAATGGATATATTGTTACAACTTGCCCTTTTTTATAATTAGTAATATTTATGGTATAAGCACCAGTTAAATCACCTGCTATTTTAAATGAAGATCCTGCCGAAAAGTCAAATGCAACTGTTCCTGTTCGTGTGCTTATTGCAACTTCTGCTGTATATCTGTTTTCTAATTTATCGTGTGTTACATTGTCATTTAAAATCTTTGCAGTAGTCACGGCATTGTTTGTAATAGTCAAAGCACCTGATCCAGTCACTTCCCCTGTATGGGTTGCGTTTGGTGCTGAATTTGTCACCGTTACGTCACCGGTTGCGCTTGAAACAGCAATCGAAGTTCCTGCCACTATTGAATTAACATCACCTGCATCATCTGTGTACAGTTCAGTAAAATTTGCATTTACTTTTACAAAAGCATCTCTTATTGGATCTCCTGTATTGTCATTTGCCGTTGTCCCGACTCCTATTACCTGTTTAGCCATTGTTTATTTTTTATAATTGTGTTTGATCTGCTTTATATAACGTAGTATCCGCTAAAAACGGAGTTCCAGATATTTCTGTTAAATCTGCTGTTAAAGGAAAAGTTCCCCAACAAGCCGGTGCAGATATATCCGGTATTGCTTCAGTAGAAAATGCCGTGTCTTGTCCAAAACCAATATTGGTTATCATTGAACAATAGATCTCACCCCAATTTATATTATTCGCCATTTTTCTTTTTTATTTTTTGAATATAGTTTTTTAATTTTACTAAATTCTTAACCTTTGGTTTGTATGTTTTTTTCCTTAAAGCACCCATCCATTAAATAAACTGTCTTTATCCGGGTAAACATCATTATTATTATTTGTGTTATACTCCGGGAAACTGGTTACATTATAAGTAACGTAATCTATCATCCTTCTTGTATAATATTCGGCAAATTCTCTTTCTTTATTTACAAGATAGTCAACTTCGCTCTTACTTACGCTTTCAGCATTTTCGCTTATGTGTTTAAATACTCCACCGTTTTTAATTTGATACGCTGCAAAAGGAAGGTAGTCCGTCATTGCGTAATGAATCAACATAGGCTGCACATATGTGTTTACTAAAAGTAAATAAGGATTGCTTAAATTACCTGCAACAATATGTCCGGCAATCTTATCGTACAACTTAGATCCTAAGAAGTTTTTTATATGAATTTCTTGAGCAATTTTTATAAACTGTATAAATTTATCTGTGTCAACGTTTCCATCTAAAATAGAATTTTTAACCAAATCGGTTCGTGATATGAATAATGCTTGTGCCATTTCTTATTTATTTATAAATCCTTGATTCGGCATATCTACTGGTCTTATAGCAACCTCTTTTGGGTTTCTAACTCGATAGCCTTCCTTTTCAGCTTTATTCGTGCTTACGGTGTCCGCATTAGGACTTTTAACATCTCCTTGCCCTTTAGGTAGTCCGGTAAATTTAAACGTCTTTCTGAGCCACTTGTGATGACAGTTACCTCCTCCTTTGTATTTAAAAATATCATAAGTTGAAGCTCCTCCTTCACCCCATCCTTTATTTACTGGCATTTCGTTCATCAAAAGAATATCTTCCTTTCTGTAAAGCTTATTAGCAGCAACCATTAGTTGACAAAACTTTCTGCTTTTTATCGATGGTGTTAAGGGAGTATATTGATACCTTACTTTGAATTGAACCCCTTCTATGTTTTTGTCTTGTTTACTTTTCCCATTAGGACGTGCTACTCCAGTAGATGCTAACCCGATCATTTTGTCAAGTTTATCTTCCATCTCGTAATCAACGTCCATTTCGTCTACCAATTCCCAAGATTCTAAATCTTCATCCTCTCCTAACTCGCTTAGAGTTGTAAATAATTCATCGTCATTAAAATCGTATTTACTTAAGCTTTCTTTGTGTTCTTTACAAGGCATAAACCAGATCTTTCCTTCATAGTCGTGCGTATGATATCCATTGCAACCGATTTCTTTGGAAATTTCAAGTGCCATTTCTTTCGTTGAATAACCTAATCTATCATCTATAATTGCAAAATCGTCATCAATAACCTCACTTCTTAAGTTATATTGTTTTGCCATTTTAACTCCGGTTTCCTCTTCCCTAGTCTCAGCGTCTAGTATGTTTTCCGTGTCAGTAAATTCTAAAGGTTGTAAAGTTTCGAAATAAAGGTTTAATGAAATATTATTATAAGCTAATATTCTATTAAAGTGATCAATTAAAAGTTCTTGGAACGGTCTAATAACTACATTGTCACATAGCGTAGAAGCTGTTTTAAGCTCTTCTGCGTTGTTTCCCAGTCCCGTGTTATCCTTTATACCGAAAAGCATAGGCGAAACGATCCTGTGGCTTACAAGGATTTTTTTAGAAGATTCATCTGAAAGGAATTGATATTGGTTATGCGCATCACTTAATTGAACCGGTTCTATTGACGAGCTGCTTTCGGTGTTATCGTTAAATGACAATATAAATTTTCCTGCTGAGGAGCTTCCGCTAAACTTCTCGTAAATTCTTTGCTCAATTAACTCTCTTTCTTCATCGTTTGGAATACCGTTGTTAAAATTAATTAACATACTAGGAGCTAAACCATTCTTAATATTGTTTAAATGGTAATTAGCAATCTCCTCTTCCAATTCAGCGTATTGTAATCCTCCTTGATAGTCTACCGGACTGTAATAATAGAACCCTGCTCTGTAAGGTTTAACGCAAAATATCTCAATAGCCTCTTTAGAAGTTCCAAAAGCAGGAATCCTTTTAGGTTGATCACTAGGTTTCATATCACTCCAATCTGGACTGTAATAATACCCTTCAATCTCTCCAGAGTCTCCCGTGACCTTTTCAGCTCTTATTGTCTCGATAGGAAGATGCTCTATTTGAGCAATCTTAGTTCTATCTTTAGAGTATATAACTTGAATAGCACATTGTCCCATTAGCTTTAAATCGTAACAAAACTTTCTTACGACATCTTTTTTAAATAAAGACATCATTTGAGCATACTCATCCGGTTTTCTATTACTATCTGTAGCATTTAAACCTTTACCAAATATCATTTCTGATAAACCATTAATAATAGCATTATTGGTAGGACTTCCGTTGTATCTGTCAATTAAATATTGGTAGTAATTATTATCAGAACCGTAATAAACCCAATCTTTGTTTTTAATCTCTTCAATCTGAGGTGTTGAATAACTGCTAAGATTTACTATTCCTAAATTTTTCATAAAATTATAAAGTCATTATCATAACTGGCATCTGATGTGTACTCGTTTTTATTAACTGTATAATCTTGATCCGCAGCTTGGTTAATTGTTTGATCCGTGCAAAATATCTTGTCTTTATAGATAATATTTCCATCCGGCTTTTTCAAAGTTAGGTCATAATACCTTCCTTCTGTTAATACTGGACTAAAAGTAATAGGAACCTGTAAGTGGTTTACGCTTATTGTTTGTGTCAACCCCGTGTATGTTTTATTTACGTTACTTGAATCGTCTCTAATCGTTAAAGTAGCGTTTGTTACATATTCTCTCGGAATAACCTTGAAGGTTTGAGCATTCCCGGTTGTTGTCATTATGATCATATAAGTATAACGAAAGATAATACATTTCTTGCAAAAAAAAAGGGCAACATTTCTGCTACCCTAATTTAATCAAAATGAAAATTTACTATGCATTCGTACCTAATGTGATAAGAATAGTTCCATCCATACCGGCGTAATCTTGCACACTAAATGGGAAGTCAATATCCTTAGTATCCGAATCCATAAAGTTTGCAGGTGCTTTTTCTTGAGCTGCAAAGGTTAAAGTGTAGCCGGACATATCACCCATAGCTGCACCCGTTACAACTGTCCCTCCAGAACAATCAGCACCGTTTTCTAGACCCATCATCATTACATTTCCGTTATAATCTTCAACTGCAATGTGTGGTCTTCCGTATGCTAACAATTTTAATTCAGCATTATCTTCTTTGGTCAATTTATGTAGACTCAAATTTAAAGTTTGCTCAAAGAAAACTGTTCCATTCTCTCTCGAAGCTGTTACAGTTTGTTCTAAACTGCTGCTTCCTTTTAGTTCGTACTTAAATGCTGTTAATGAATTTGCAGACCCTCCTATTGTAGATCCTGTCATATTGGTTATTTCGTCACCACTTAATGTAACTGTACCCAGTTTACCAAAGTCTACAAAATAAACATTCTTTAATCCTCCGACAACATCCTTGCACGGTTCCTTTCTACCTCTTGTTAAATCACACGCCATTTTTATATGTTTTTAAAAAAAAAAGGTGAATAGGCACAACTGGCTTACCCACCCTTTAATTGGTTAATTAATTCTTAAGAGTAAAGAACAATATCAGAACCGATTCCGTATTGTACACCGGCAGTAAACCTCATCACTACTCTTACATTTTGAGATCCGTCAATGTCAGCCATATCAATGACTTTCACCTCGTTTTGGTCAGATAGTAATCCTGTTCCAAAGAACAAGTTAGTTTTCTCAGCAGCTACCATAGTATTGTCAGCTAAACCGTTTGCAACGGCAAGTTTAATACCATCAAAGCTTAGAGTTCCACCTGTGTACCATTGTGTACCGTCTGAATTAACACCGGCTGCACCTATGTTTGTAGCAAAACCACCTAAAGCTCTTACGTAAGCTCTGGCTACATTTTGTGATACATAAATAAACATATCTTCTGACGTATAAAGAGTTGATCCTATTGCGTCAACTACTGCTCCTAATTGAGCAACAACATTCGCAGCGGTTACTCCACCACCTACTGCACCTACATCTGTAACGGTTGCGTCTGCTGTAAGTAATTCGGTGAATCCTCCAAACTCTCCTGCGTTTGCGGCAGCTCCGTTCCAAATAGATTGCTCTGTTTTTTGAGCTACCTTAGAAGAAACGTGACCAATTAAGAAATCTGCAAAAGAAGGGGGTAAGCTATCAAAAGCTGATAGTCCCATTGAAGCAGCTTCCCAATCTCCTTGGAAATCTTTCTTACACAATTGTAAATTTACTTGTTGATAGTCCGGTTGAATAGTCCTTTCTGTTAATGTAATAGTAGAGGTAGGATCAAAATCACAACTCGCATCTTTTACAAGACCATCCGTTGATACTTTCTTTATTACTTCTTTAAATTTAATATTTGGCTTAACGGTAATTAAACCGTTGTCCAAAGTTGAACCGCTTAAAAGTGCTGCAGATATATATTGTCCTGCAAATTCGCCAGCGTACGTTGTAGTTAATGAATTCGTTGTTGCCATTTTATATTTCTTTTATTTATTAATTATTATGCTTCAGATGCCCAGATTCCGTCTCCTCCTGTAATGTACCAGTCTGTAAGTGATACAGCTTTAAGAGTGCACCAGTCGCCTTTATTTGCTGTCGCCTTAGTGTTGATCCAATCTTTATTGTTTACACCTCCAGAAGAAACTGCAGCAACCGCTCCGTGAATTGCATCTGTTGCAGCAGGTGAGATTGTAAGAATATTATTACCGTCTGCACCGGTATTACGAAATGTAAATTCAGCTCCTATATTTTCTGCCGTGATTGCAGGAAGAGTTAGAATCTTTGCGTCTGTAGCAATATTAAATTCTACTCCTGCGTCATTCGTTTTAATATCTTGAGTAGTGGTCAAAGTTTCTTGCTTTGATCTCGCTCGTAATACGCTGTTACTTGTTGTTATTGTTGTTGACATTTTCTATTTATTTAAAGTTTGATATTTTTTGCATAACTCTGTCTAAAGTATTATTGCTCCTTTTTTGAGAATAAAGATTTTTCTTTTGCTCTGGCTTTGCTTCCGGATTATGTTTTATTGGAGCAGCAGCAGGTTTCGAAAGCTCAGCTTTTAATTCAGCATCACCTTCAACTACTTCCTCCACTACATCCTCGACAATAGGCTCAAGCATTTTTTTAATTTCTTCTACAACTTCCTTAACCTCTTCAAGTTCTTTTTTAGTTGCATATCCCATCTCTTCTTCTTTCTTTTCGTCTTTTTTCTCATCCTCTACTTCTAAAGACTCTTCTGCAGGAGCTTCTTCTGATTCAGCAGGAGCGTCTCCTATTGTATCAATAATTCCATCTTCGGTAATTTTTAATATTTTACCGTCCTCAAGTTCGTATTCGCCAACTGGCAATGAAACTTTCTCATCATCTGTAACAATAAAAACCTCACTACCCGGCTCAAAGCTTTCAGACTCCAATACGGTTCCGTTTTCTAAAGTCATTTTGGCAAGCTTTACCTTTTCAGATAATTCCACCCCCAAAAGTGTTTTAATTTCTTTTAACATTTTTACTGGATTTTTCATATATGTATTACGTTTATTGATTAATAAATTTGCATTTTCGTTTTAATTAGCTGCTTGACAAATTGTGCAATTATTGTAAGCGGTTGCTTTGCTTATTTCAAAGTTTCCGTTATTTCTTGTCGCAGTAATAGTATAGCAATCTGTATGGTTATGATGTACAAATTCTAAGTAATAGACATTGTTTACAGTTAGTTCAAGATCGTGTGTGTGTATGTGCTTAGTCCCTCCGTTACAATTAGTAGCAGTATAGTATCTTGTAACAGAAGTTTTAGTAACGTTTCCAACTCCTTGAGAAAAAAAGCTGCCATCACAACATTCGATTGAGTAGGTTAACTTATCCTTACATAAACAACCTCTTCGACCTCCCTTTGGACTCGGAATCCTTCTGTCATTATAATCTGCCATTATTTTATCTTAACACAATTAGGAACCTTTTGACCGTCTTTCATTTTAAAGCCTATCATTTCGTATCCATCCCAACAAGGTTCTTTCAATTCTTCAAGAAGATTTATTTCATCTTCAGTAAATATTTTTGTGATTTGATCTATTAATTCAGACGCTTTTTGATCTTCTGAAAGCTCATCTTTTATACCCTTATCTTTTGGGGACTCTATTTTATCAGCAAAGTATCCCTCAATACTGAAGCCTTTTACCAATCCTGTCTTCACATAGTCATTCCATATATTATCGTTGTCTACTTTAACCGTACCCATCCAAGTTCCTATTGGCACTTCCATATTATATTTTGCAGACTTATCGTGTACCATATCTTCTTTAATCCAACTTTCAACTAGAGTTAATCCTTGAATATTCATCCGGTGTTCTAACGTACTGTTTTTTTGATTACCGCTTTTAAGGTACTTTTGAGACGCTTTAAGAACCGTATCCCTTGAGAAATAGATATAATACTCTTCCTCTCCATTCTTTCTGTAGATAGGCTTATTAGGAACCAGTAAAGCTCCCATAAGTATCTTCTTTTCTTTGTCTACTTCGGCAAGTTCTATTGCTTTTTTGTCTTTTAATGCAATAAAATCTTCCTCTATTGCAGGATTTTCAACAATACTAATGGCTTCAATGCCGTTAAACTCGTCTTGTTCATCTAAAATTAATTCTACTATCTTCATAATTTATCCTATTGAGGCTCCTTCTATTATATTACGTTCTAATGATTGTGCATTTGTTATTTCGTTACTTACAACAAAAGCTTTTACAGGTTGATTTTCACTTTGTCCTATCGATTGAGCTAATTGATTCGTTTCAGAGGCTCCTACAATATTAAAATCTGGTGGTGCTGACGCTCCTCTTCCTCCAGTCATACCGTCTATTGATGATGTGGGTGCTTTAGCAGAGCTTAGTGCACTTTTAATAGACATAATAATTCCTGCGCCTTGAGCAGCGTATCCTATTAACATAGGAATGTTTGCAGGAAATCCTATTTTAGCAGTTTGTGCAGTTCCTTCGGCTACAGCTACCATAGAACGTGCAGCAGCTTGTGTGCTAAATGCTACCGTCTTACTTATTTCCATAGCTAACTCTTGAGCTTGTTGAATACCTTTAGCAACTAACAATGCCTTTCCCACTTTACTTTCAGCGCCTACCATACCAATTAAATTGTCTAGCATACCGGCTCGAGCAGACTTAACGACTTCATCTTGCCTGTCTCTTTCCGCTCCTAAAAGTTTTCCCTTCTCTACAAGTGCTATAAATTCGGGATCATTCATAGGATCGTCATCAAACTCTTCTGCAATTCCTACGCTATCCGGATCAAACTCATCGGGAAGTTGTGCCTTAGTAAATGCCTCAGCAAAAGTAGTACCGGCTTCTTGTCCCATTTGCTCATAAAAAGAATTCCTAATATCATCAGCTTCTTGTTCTAATTGCCATTGTAATTGTAGATCTGCTAGAGTTTTATTCCTAGAGTCCATATAATTTTTAGCAACTAACTCTCCGGCTTCTTTAGACTTTCTGGCTCTCAATACTAATAATGCCGTTTCTGCTTCTGTATATCCTTCCTCACCCTCTACAAGCTTCTTAAGTTTCAACTCGGCAAGTTGTATTTCTTGATCAATAGTTTGTTGACCGAAAGCTCCTAGAACCGCAATAGCTCTTTCCAAATCTAACTCATCTTGTGCGTCTTTTACTTTACCTAAATTCTCAGCGTAGGTTTCGGCTTGTAAGGCAGCAAATTTAAATGGATTCCCTAGAGACTTAACTAAGTTAAAAAAGCTCTCAGTCGTGCTTACAACCCCGTCAGTCATTACTGAAAGATACTTCGAGAAAGCTGCTGTCAATCCAACTACTCCTGCCGTAATTAAAACCACCGGGTTAAGCAACATTGCAGCGTTCATTCTTAGTTGAGCCTTAGTAACGTTTTTAAGATTGCTTCCCATTTCTTTTAAAGCTTGATACCCTTGCTCTATTGTTCCTGCCCACCCTCCAGTAACTTGATCCAATAGCATTATTGTATTTGAGCTTTGTACATTGTCACCGTCTAAACCTCTTACCGTTTGTGCAGCATTAGATTGTTCTAAGCTTAATTCTTTTAAGGACATTTTTTGATCCTCAATACTATCAGTTAAATGATCAGTTTGTTTTGTCAAGGATCTTTGAGCAGCTAAACTTGTTTTAGAAGTTTTCTTTTGAATCCTTTCGACTTCTTGCAGCTCTTTCTCAAGCTCAATAAGTATTTTCTTTTGTTCTTGAAGCGTATCGTTTAAAAAATCTAATTCCTTTTGAGCGTCTTTAGAATTCGCCTGTATTTCTATTTCATATTTTTGGCTCATAATTTCTCACGTATTAATTGTATTGAAGCTTCCTTTATGCTTTCCGGTAATTTGTTTTTCCCTAATGCTATGTCAACATACTCTCCTTTAATATTTTCAACTCGAGCTAAGGCTAACAATTCTAATATATTTTGTATCATATTTTTTGTTTAAGATGTGGCTATTATATCTCCAGTCCAAGACAACGGGCCAAGTATATTGTTTTGACCGCCATTAGTATTAGTTCCGGTTATTGAAGTTGCTCCTTTTATATAAATTCTAGGAATACCCTTAGAATCATTATCCCATTTAATTTCTGCATTTGAAATATTTCCTGCCGCAAAAAATCCATCAGATCCTGCTGCACTAACATATTTAAAGGTTTGTGTAACCGGATGATAAGTTCCTTGAGATGGATCATAAACACTAGCAAACCATTCTACTACTTGTTTTGTTTTGTCAATAGGAAGAGGTTTGGAACTATTTTCAATTACAATAAAAGTAACTCCTTGCAAGTCCAATGGATCTGAACTACGAGAAGCTCTTCTAGTTAGTGACATAAAAGTTGTTTCTCCTCCGTTTGGATAAAGATAATTTCTTATTCCATCACCGCTATTGTTTCCGAATTGAGGTTGAGCAGACGCAACGGTTGAAACTGTTCTAACAGTCGAGGAGCTAATCGCATTTCCAACACTTCCTATTGCATTAGTACTGGCATAAAATCTCCAAAAAACTGTAGCAGGATGAGACAATCCGCTTAACGTATAGTTAACAATCTTAGGTACAGTAAAAAATGAAGTAGCTGCAAAGGGAATATTACTAACTCCGCTTGTGGCTTTTATAGCATTAAAATCAAAAATACCAGATACAGCATCTTCTAAATGACTTTTAGTATTTGAATATAAAAATCCATATTCAGTAATTTTTTTTGTGTCTCCTACTTTCCCAAACTTTGTAATTTGATGATTAAAAAACACGGAAGTATTAGTTGGAATAGTGACTTGGTAATCTTCAAGTTTAGGAGCTTTAACGGGTAAAGGAGTATTATCATAAACCGGATCCGGATTGTTATCGGGAATAGTATTTGGTATTCCAGTTGTAATGTCTGGTATTAAAAAATCAGTACTACATCCTATACTTGTTCTTAAATCAATATTATCGGCTCTATAATTAGTAGTGTCTGCAGTAGTACAATTTAATTGCACCGCAGCCATAGTTTTAAAAGACACCTCTTCAAATATATTTGTTAATTCAATCGTACTTAAATTGGTAGAAAAATTTGTTGTGATCTTATTTATTCGATACATATTATCAAACACAATAATTTTGTCGGCTAAACTAAGGTTGAATATTATTTCGATTGGCAAAAACGCTTTTATGTTTGTGATGCGTTTCCTTTGATCAAACATATCTTTTACATAATCCTCATAGTACGTTTTGAATAGAGAGGTTGTTTCCGGTAATCTATTGAACTCCTCATACTCCTCATTAAAGTTTAGGGTTTGTCCAGTAGTGTTAAAAAGTCTTAGTGAGCTTATTGTATTAAAAGGCATAAAACAACTGCTTACGGCAGCCGTAGTAGATCCATCTAACTTCAATACATTAATAGAGGAAACGGTTTTGTTGGCATAAAAAATTAATGGCTCTCCCAAATAAGGTGCTTGCTTTTTATCTACTGAATAACCGTATTGAACATTACTGTTAGCTCCTATCACACCGTCATTTGTTACAAATAAATGCTCGTATTTAAAATGCTCAAAAGGAATTTCTATAGTATAGTTTTCTCCATCAAATTTCTCAGTTGCTTTGTAGTCTAAAGAACCCCACTCTGAGTTTGCAATCTCGTTATGATTGTTTGCTAAAAAAGTTCCCGTTCCTTTGTATTTAAAATTAATCTCTTTAAAAGGCAAAACTGAATCAACGGAAGTTTGAGACTTATCAAGGTGCTTTGTTATGTCCCATATTTTTGTGCTACCGTCAAAAAATTCATTTAACTCTTTTACTTCTATTACACCGGAAGAGTTCTGAAGTGCAGTAAGATTAAACATCTTAAATAATCCTGTAAGAAAATCAATAATTTTCATATCTGGAATTAAAGAAGTAATGCTTAATTCTTTATCAGTAGAAAACGATGCGGTTCCGTCAAATATAATCTCTCTCTTTTTGTTAAAAATCCCTCTTCTCTTTTGTGTTATTCTAATGAACACAATATAAGTTGATGAGGTTTCTGTCTCTATAAAAAAAGTATAACTACCGCTTACAATTTCAATTGGCACTACTCCGGTTGTTGCAGATGCTCCGTTGGCAGTTTCTCCGGTTAAGCCGTCATATCTTTGAAACTCTTCGCCATTCTTTTTAACAACTAAATTATAAGATGCGTTTCCAGAAGGTGTAACAAGTACTTTAGCTTCTCTCTCAAGGTTGTTTTCATTAAACTTACTTTCAAAACTTTTACTAGTAACTCCAGATATATCTGATACATCTCCTATGATATTACCAAAAGACCCAATTGGATATTGAGCATTTTGATTTTGAAATAAAGCACCTTCTTTATTGTGCAACCACATATAGAGATTGTAAAATTCAAAATTTGTAGTTGAGAAAAATTCATCGCTAAAAGTCAAATTGTAACCGGCTTGATTCTCAATTGCTTTTATTATTGCGTGTAAACGTATTGCAGGTTTTAGTTCTGACAAAGGCATCCCGTAGTTTGAAGACGTTCCTGCATTTCTGTTTGTGTTTTTTACAGTTGCTGTATTTGTAACAGAAGTATTGCTATCAAAGATTAATCTGGAGGTGTGAGTTATTAAAGGAAAAATTACAGCATCGTCAATAGTTCCTCCAAAAAAGTTTACATCTTTTCCATTAGTCATATAATCTATGACGTTTGCTGAATTGTAATCAAAATCGAATAATCTTAATTGATCTAAATTACTCAACTTATCCTCTCCTAAAACGTCCTTAAGATTTACTATGTCACCAAAGAAAGTTAATCTGTAGGTATGCGGTTCATTATTTTTTAAAGTAACACCTTCAAATTTTATTTTCCCTTTTTTAAAAGGTTTGTAATTAAGGAATAATTCAGCTTCCTTTTTAGTTCGAGCGTCAAACCCTACAATATTAAAGTTGTAGAAATGTTTAAATATTTTATTGTTTTCTTTAGAAGCCGGTACGTTAAAGGTTTTTGTAAAATCTGTGAATATTCTACTTATATCTTTTATGTCTTGTATAGATTGCGTTAAAGAGACGCTCTCATCTTTAAACAACTCTACTTGTTGACCGGATATAAAAAGCTCTAATTGAATCATTATCTAATATTGTTTATCTTATCAAAAGCGAATGCAAAGTCAATTGTGTAGTTTATTAATTTATCATTCAATACGGTTTTAAATTGTAAAGATTTAGATCCCGGTAATACTGGTAAAGTTTTATTCTCATATCTTATCCATACGTTTTCGCTTAAGTATAACTCTTCAATTGTTTGGTTCATATCCTCTTTTACGAATCCAGTATTAAGCGTCAATTTTGTTTTACCGTTTACATTATACCTTGTGCTTTGACCTTCTGAAGTAGAATAGGTTGAAGCTGTGTTTGTAACGATATTACGTTTAAAAGTTTCATCACTTATTGACAATAACTCTGTGGTTTTCTTAAAGAAGTATAAATCTTGAAACGCTCCGTACTTATTTGCAAATGTAATTTTGTGTGGAGTTTGTTTTGGTTCGCAAATATTAGATATTGTTATGGTTTTTAAAAGAGTAGAATCATCAGTCGCATAAACTTTAATTGTGGAACTATTAGCCGGTACAGTTAAGTATTGTATTTTTTGGTTAGTATTACCATTATCTGTTATTTGAGTTGTAGCAGAGTCTATTATCACCTTACCCACTCCCTCAGCAAATATTGGAAACTTACCAACCGTATCTTCTAATATGTAAACATTGTTAGAACTTATTAATGCGTCTCTTGAAAGTTCCGGGTTAGTGCCGTCCTCAAAATACCCATAACCATCCGTTGCTATAAAAGTAAATTCTTTCGGATTGTCTACTGTAAAAGGATTGTCATCTGTATCAAAAAAAGTGACGATTGCCTTAACCCATTTTGTGTATGAGATATAATCATCATTAAAACTTAACGTTAGATAATCCCGAACAAGCTCACCTATTTCAATAGTAATATTGTTATGCGTATCTATTCTCGATTTTAATATTTCATAGTTTGGCGTTGTTGGAGCCGTAGTGTATATACCATCGTAGATGTATAATTCTAATTGTATTCTTTTTAGTGCCATTATTATAGATTTATAGTTGCTCCGTTTCCTCCGCTTAAATCACAATTTGTAATTGCCACATCAATAACTATTCCTACGTCAGATATTTGTATATTATAAAAAGATCCAACTCCAATACCTGCTCCCGCACTTACGCTTGAAGTATTTACAGCATAGTATCTTTCTTTGCCCAGAAAAGGACTTCCATTACGGCATATTTGAGATCCCATTAAAGTAACTATACTTGAACTAGTGGATGTTACTGCGGTTTTTGTTGCCCTTGTATTATCACAAAAGTTATTTTGTTCTAAAACTCCTGCTGAAAGAAAGTAATTGTGACCTCCACAAATACCAATTGCTGCAGGTTGTATTACTGCTTTAGTACAATTTACCGTAGCACTTCCATTGGCTCCTGCATAACCTGTAGGGATTAATATTTGAAATTCTATGTCTCTTGAAGTGTTTGTGGCAACCGTAGTTCCTAACCAAGGAACCGTAGTAAAACTTTTTACAGTTCCAACTAAAGCTTTGCCAATATTTATACTTCCATTTGTGCTTATAGATTGACTATGTAATCCTACAATTCCACAAGTTAAAGTTGGTGCAGAGGTTCCGGGTTGTGAAAAGTCAATAGGACAATTAACAAAAGCTCCGGCATTTGAATAACCTGCAGGCACTAATATCTTAAAAAATATTCTTACAGGTTGTACAGAGGTTCCTGTATTTGCACTTACGCTAGTTATTGCAGTTCCATCAGACGTTGAACTTCTCTTATTTATACTTCCATCTGTTTGTGGATCCGTTATTGCTCCGGCTTGACTTATAGCTCCACCGGTTGGAGGATTCGCACTACAACTAAATGCAGGACTGCCTACTACGTTTATTGTAAAAGCAATAGGCTGTACCGCTTCGCACGTTGTGGGATAATTTGCATCTCTACCTAAAGCATAAACCTTTCCTGTACCTCCTATATTATTAGAAGATAATGTTAATGTGCTACCGCTTATAGCAGTTGTTATTAATACAGGAGTCGTGTTGGTTACAGCGTATGCACTCTCTCCGTTAAACTTTCCGCTTAGATCTATGCTTACAGTTGAGCCTCCACTATTTAAAGTTTGGTCGGGTATTGTTCCCGAATTGGTTACGGTAGTAGTACAACTAGATGCTATAGGTTGAACAGCCGTTATTGAACAAACGAAATAAACATCTGTAGTGTTTGTGAATCCAATAGGTATTCTAATTGTTACTGCAAGAGTTCTAGTCGTTGCACTTGATACAGTTGCATATTTTTGATTAGCAAATCCGGAATCACTACTTGTAAATGAAAATAAAATTCCTTGCGATAAAGTTGGAGGAGTTATTATCCCTTGATTGTCTACAATAAACCCTTGCAATTGAGCAACGTTACAATCAAATGAAGGGGTAGGTTGTACCGGTTCAGTTAAGTTTAAATAAAAAGGACTTCTTACATTTATCTTTGTACTCATAATATTTTACTTTGTTGTGTATCCAAAAAAATCATCCATATCCAACCCGAAAGATTCAAGCACTTCAATAGGTAATCTTTCAAAAGCTTCCTCGAATGGCTTAGTAAAAAACAAACTCGGCTTAATTCCTTTTTTGTAAATGCTCCTAGCAAATAAGAATCCTATTGTCTTATAGTTTCCTTTTTGAAATCTTCCCTTGCTGTCTCTTAGTCTTATATTCTTTAATTTTGCCCAAGCTGCTATTGCATCAATATTAGGCATCTTACCTTTGAATGAATAAGGAGTAGAAAATGCACTACGAATCCCGTTAACCCCTTTATCTTGAAACGTTCCATAAAAAGGCATTTCGAATTTTACATCAATACTATTTGCAGAAGTGTGTACTTCTCCTGCTAAACCGTTGTAGAGATCCCCAGAAGCTTTCTTACCGGCTCTTGTTAGGTTATACTTAGATTGACCTATAACATAATCTCTAAAGCTCTCTAAAGCCTTCTGTGTGTTTTCTAGTCGCAAGTTGATATATCGTTATTGGTTAATACATCAAAGGTGCAAGTCCATCCTCCTACTAAATTCTCAAATCTATCAACGAAAGGCTCGCAACTCGGGTCACCTTCTATTTGATAATTACCAGAGTATAAGTCTCCTCTCTTCATCTCAAGTACCAATCTATTTTGTACTGCTAGTTGTGTATTTAAAACGTCTTGTAAGTTGTTATTGCCATTAAAGATATCTACTACCTCATCTTTACTTTGATCTACAACGTCCATTGATAATACGCTTACGTTAAAGCTTACTGTATTTTGTGCGAAGGTTACGTTATTTATCATAATATGTGACAACGGGAATATAGTCTGCTTACTTAAATCAATATCACTTATGTTTCCAAACGTTACTGTTTTGCAATTATGATCCGCTAAGAGTTGATCTTTTATTGTGTCAGTAATTTGGTAAAACGCTCTAGTTCCTTGTTGACTCATTATCTTTTGTTATTCTTTTTAATCTCTCTAATTTCAATTTCTGTTTTCTCCTTCATAAAGGATAGCATTGTAAAACACTCGTAAGCTTTTAGCTTTGTGATATGTTCAAGTCTTTCAATATTTCCTGCAGCGAGTGCATATACTGATTGATACCATCCCCACTTTGCTCCAAACGATCCTGCTGCTGAGGTGTCAACGTATTCGGAATGTTCCGATCCAAATAATTCAGGGTAAGACTCAACAACTCCTTGTTTAAATGATAAAAAAAAACCATACTACTTAGTGCTACGTCTAACGGCATATACATCATTCTCTCTTGATACTTACTCCCGTCATAAGTTTCTATTTGGTATTTGTCTTTTACTCGTGTGGTGACTGGTCTGTATAAAACCGCCATAGCTTTGTGCATATTTTCCCAATCTCCTAAGTAGTTATCAAGGTCAATATACTCCCCTAAAGAAATGCTGTCTAGATCTGGAATAAATCCATATTCTTTTCCTCCTAAAGTAAAGCGTTCTATCAATCCCGTTTTTGTTGTGTCAAAGATTTCATTTAAGTGATCCGTGATTTTTAAGACATCGCTGTATTTTATTGTAGCCAAATCTCTCAAATCTACGTTGCAAAAAATTTCAATTTGCTTTTGTAATAAAAAACTAGATCCTTCATTCTCTGGTGTGTTAATCTTTACGAAACGTTGGTATTGCTCTAATGAGATTTCACGAGTGGAATCCGGGACATCTATTTGTAACTTCATATGTACATAACGATTTTAAAAATAAGTTTATAAAAAAAGGGATAGCTTAATGCTACCCCAATTTACAACAAATCAAAACAAAAAAAGATTTTTACCTAATCACTTTTCCACATAAAGGAATACACTCAGACATCACAACCGTACCCTTCCGGTAGGTTTTACCCTTCAACAAAAGATCTTCGCTTAAAGGCTCTTCAATCCTCCCGTAGTAACCGGATTTATTTCTGTCCGGTGTGTCTATTCTTTTTGATCCGATATATTTCCTATTAAAATAATAATCAAGATGCCACCCTAGTTCTTCAAATATCATAATTCTAATTCTTTTAATTTCTTACCTAACTCTAAAAGAGCAACGAGAATATCTTCCCGGTCATAGTGTGTAGCAGTTCTATACTCCACCCTAGCTTGTATCATTTCTACATCAGCCATTAGGCTTCCGATTTTTTTGGCATTAGCCATACGTGCATCTAAATCCATAATTATTTATTTGCTTTTAAATACGCTCTAATTCTTTTAACGTTTTTAAGCAAGTCTACTTCTTTTTGATATAAAGTATCTAAAGCGACCTCATCTCTAATCAAGGCTCTTTTAAGATCCTTAATGTATTCTTGTTCATTACTTTCTTTTATCATAGTCGTGTTTTTAAGTTATTTTGTTTTTAGCGTTTGCAATATAGCATCGGTGTATTCTTTATCAGTCAAACTACCTTTATCATATAATTTTTTTAAGGCAGCTATCACTCTACTAGAAGACTTAGAGATTTCATTAGTTTTATACATAGTCGTGTTTTTAAGTTATAAAGCTAAGATACTAAATAAAAAGTTATTAACCTAATTCGTTAATAAGAATCTTTTTTGTATCTTCCGTATATGAGAAAATCAAAATGTATTTTATGTAACGTAGAGTTTGAAGGATATGGACACAACCCTGCCCCCCTACGTGATTATGGAACTTGTTGCAACAATTGTAACGATAGAGTTATTCAATATCGAATATACAAAATTAACGAACTGCATAACGTCCATAGTTAGGACGGGATAATTTATTGTACAGAGCGTAACGGATTGCATCGATACTATGGTTGTAAGAATCTACCGGATCGTTTAGCACAACTCCATTCTTATCTTCCTTCCATTTGTAATTCCTAAACTCTTTTATTGTGTTTGTGCTTTCTTTGGTTATGAATAAAGAATATCGTTTCATCATATCAATTCCTATGTTAATTGAATCCCTTCCTTTTGTTGCCGGTTTAACGTTCCATCCAAATCTGTGAATCTCATCGATACTCTTCGGCTCTGCACTATCGGCATAAATCTCATCTCTTCTGCCTAGTCCTAATCTTTCTAACTCATTCACAATGTCCCGGTTAGTCATTCCCGTTCTATAAATGTGTTCTTTAAAATACAATTTTGTATCGTGTTTGTAGACAGAAACTAATGTCGTTGGATCATTTGTATATCCAAAATCCATACCATAAGATAAAAATTTGGCTTCCTCCGGTATCGATTCAATAAGCTGTGACTTAAATATAAGGCTTCTACTCGCACCAACTTGACCTAAGCCATAGATGTTCCAATAGTTTTCATCGGTGTCTCTAAGCCTCTCAATCTCTTTCTTTATTTCTGGAGCTAGGAATGGATTATCCTTATATGTAGTAATGTAGAAATCAGCATCATCTCGTGTTTTAACCTTCTCATAAATCCAACTAAATTCGTCTGAAGGATTGTAATCAATTATAATGCGATCTTTAGTTCTGAATACTAACTGCTGCCAATCTTCCCAAAACAATTCGTTTGCCTCATTAATAAATAAAATATCTCTCTTTCTTCCTCTTACTTTTTGAGGCTGATCTAATGATATAAATTCGACAAGGTTTCCGTTTAGTCTATATTCAGCGCTTGACTTATTATGCTTTGTCTCATCGTATAGCTCATAGGTTTTTAAAATCTCCAGAAAATCTCTCATTGCTGAGGTTCTTAATGCCGGGTAAGTTTTACGTGCAATAGATATTGTTTTACCTTTTTGCTTTAAACAAATGGCAAAGATAATCCACATAAGAATGTTATATGTTTTGCCGGATCGAGTACCTCCTTGCTCAATAAGGATCCTCTTCTTTGAATTTTCAAGATGTCTAAATACAATATTAGTCTTGAGTACCTTCATCTATTATTTCAACTCGGAAATGATTGTTTGCGTTCATATCAATTTCTTGACGTTCTACGTATCCCCTATGCTTTGCTTTTGATTTTAAATAAAACATAATGGACGCTTCTTTTTTGTCTGCTATGTTCTCGAATAACTTAGACTCTACATAATCAATAGTTGCTTCTATAATTGACCTTGCTTCTTTATCGTAATCCGAATCTTCTTGAGTCCATCTGTAATGAGTTTGCCTAGAAATATTGACTTTCTTACAGGCTAATGAAACGATCCCTAAGCTATTTTCTAATGCTTCGATCATCTTCTTTTTTAATATGTCACTTTTGTCACTCATTTTTATTTATTTATCTTATTGTATTTTTTTCCCATTTCCTTTATACGTAAAGCTTGAAAGGTTTTTCCCTCTTTTAAAAGTCGTTTTAACAATCTCTTATGTTCTTTAGATCCTTTCACTAAACTATTGGCACTTTTTTCCGCATAGTCGTTTTTCAATTTACCTGTTTTATGATTTAAATTAATGAGACTTTTTTCTTCTATTGGTATAAATTTCATTATATATCTTTTTTATCTAAGTTAAACTCTTCATAACAATGTGGACAGGTTACAGTTGTCTTTTCGTTTTGAGGTGCATCTTTGAATTTATTTTCCATTTGATACTCTTCCGCTTGATACTCTTCTTGAGAGGTATTTGTGATGTTAAACCCTACCTCGTCATTTAACCAATTTCCTAAGTTAATATTGGGAAAGTAATCTTGCATCTTAATGTTGTTGTCGATCTCTCTCATCTCGATCATAAGCTCATCGTTATCCCATATCGTAAGCTCGTGCGTTTTATTATCTGCTATCCTGTATTCTTTAGCTTCTTGCTCCGTAAGGTTATCCTTAACAACACACGCAGCCTCTGTGTAGCCTAATTGGATCAAAGCCTTATATCTTGCGTGTCCGGCAATAATAACGTTCTTAGGATCTATTACAATAGGTTGGTTGAATCCGTAGCTTTCAATTGATTTCTTAGTAGCTTCTACAGTACGTTCGTTTTTTCTGGCATTCCTCCAATATGGTTTTATATTAGATAATGGTATCGTGTGGATTTTCATTCTTGTATTCTTTTTTTATTTGTAATTGCTTTTTTAATTCCCAAGCTTTTTTGTATTCAGTATTTTCAAATAACTTACTAAACCCGGTAATGTGTTTTAGTCTTATCAATTCCTCTGCTTCCATTCCTAACTCTTCTAATATGTCAGCATCTTTCCATCCGTTGTCTAACATCTCAAAAACAATATTACTCATACCCGAAACGGAATGTTTTCCTCTCGCTCTATTGTGTCTAATTGTAGACGCCATTCTATCATTAATATTCTTGTCAATAACCACTACCGGTACATAACCCATATTCTTATCTAGTATGTCTGAGTAACTTCTTGAGGTAAAGTATCTATGGAACCCATCTACTATAACGTATTTTTTCTTGTCTTTATCGTAAACAGTTACAATAGGTTGCGTATAACCATCGTGGAGTATCGAAGTATATAACAATTTCATTTCTGTTTTTGCTACACTATTGGGATTATAATCGTTTGCTTGGACTTGTGATATGTCAACCCATCTTACTCGGTTTACAGGTTGATGGTTTAATGGCGAAATCTCATCTATTAATTTCTTAAGCTCCTCTATAAAGTCAATCTTATTTTTACTCAATTGATATTGTTGTATCAACTCTTCTTTAAATGTCATAAGGAATGTATTTGTTTTTAACCTTTTTATACTTTATCTCTTCGCCTCTTGTCCATCTGCGATAATCTTCCATTTCCCCAGTTTCTGTAAAGTTACGCAATTTAGTTAAATCTTCATCGTTGGCTAAAATGTTGTTTATTTCGGCTTTAATGAGCTTATCCCTATGAAGCATATCTTTATACCTAACATCGTACAATTCCCATTTCTTTTTAAACTTATCTTTTACTTTTTTATTGTTAACTAGTTTTTCTGTAAGGAAGTCTCTATAATCCTCCCAAGATGCAAACATAAAAGGAAGCTCTTTAATGAAGTAATTTTTTTTGTTTAATTTTCCTGCCGTTCCAATTCCAGTCATCCTATTTGTTAATGCTGTCCAAGTATCTTTTTCCACTTCTTGAAGATAAAACAATACTTCTAAAGCAGTCTCGTGATGTAAGTTTGAAACTCTCATCCCACGAATAGGAACCCCGTACATATATTGGTAATCATAAACTTTTGTGTATGCCCACTTATTATCGTGTATGGATTTCCAAATGTCAGTATAGCTCCAATCGTATATGGGATAAAATGTATATTGACCTTTACCCGGATTAAGTTTTTTGCCCCAAGTAATGTATTTGTATGTTGCTTGTTGTGTCATAGCAACGTGTCTTCTGGGACTTTCTTCAGATCTTACTCCTCCCAATAAACAAGTGTTCTCCGGAAAGTCAACTTCTATTATTTTATTGAATAAATCATAAAATTTATTTGTCCCATATTTATTCTCTGTAATAGTGTTTGGTTCTCTAGGACGCATCCACTCATCACCTTCACCCCAAGCTGTAATCCATTGTTTAATATTTGAGGATGCATTGAATATTGCAAAAGGTATTTGATACCATCTTAAATCTATGTTAGGATCTTCCCTCACCTCTCGCATATGTTTAATTACAGCACCCCACTCAGCTTCTTGATCTAAAAATAATGCTTTTACTGGCAGCTTCCCTTTCTCTTTAGCAACCTGTACAGCTAATCTAAGCGTCACAGTCGAGTCTTTACCTCCGGAGTAACCAACTACGACCTCATCAAACTCATCGTATAGGAAACGTATCCTATTTAATGCCTCCTCATATACATTATTTTTTTTATATATTTTCATTTGTTTATTCTTTTTACGCTGTTTAATATGTCATTATCTAAAACATATTGACGAAGCTTTTCTTTGGCTATACTTTTACCCATTATCTTTTTACTATCTATGCTACAAGCAAAATAATACAAAGCCTCTTTACTGTAAGAAAATAATTGATGCGGGGAATGAGTATCTAATAAAATTAACATATTGTTTTCTAATTTTGTGTCAACTTTATCCACTCCTCTTAAACCAAAATTGTCAACTTTTAAAATGTAGTGCCAAGTATATCTTGGGTATCTTGGATCCGTATGCAAAGGAGTAGCTTTTTTTACTCCTATCCAATGAGGTTCGCTTGTTGAGTCAGCTCCTCCCCAAGTTTTTAATTGATGTCTGTTTCCTTCTAAAACTTTGTCAAACTTTTTCGCATTAAAGTTATAATTCAAATCAAATGCATTTTTCTCGTAATACAAAACCGGATTAGTTCTTTGTAATGCAGTAAGATTTATGTCCCATTTAACATTCATAATTTATTTTTTAAAAGTGAAACTTTGTCTTTTACTACTCCTTCTTGGATCTATTGCGGATTTGGCTATCCTATGATCTACCAAACTGGGAACGTGCAACCAATATTTTATTTTATTTTCTTTAAAATAATATCGAGTAACTAAATCATTCGGACTTATATGCTCATTTTGTTGGCAAGAATCCTCAAATTTAAAACTATAATTATATATTTTTTTAGACATTCCTTTGGGAAGATAATAGCATTGATGCATTAAAAAATTAGATCCCAGTTCATAACGACTTCCTTCTGTTAAATCTTTTTTTCGCATACTAAAAAATTGAATCACATTATTTGGTCTTTCGTTTATGGCTTTATTTATTTTATTTAAAAAGTCATCACACAATAATATGTCATCTTCTAATTGTACGCAAGGATGATCTTCCGCTAATTTCCAAGCTTGTTGTGCATTTTTGTAAGAAGTGTTTTTAAATTTACCTGCATCTGTAAAATTATCATAACTTGTTATTAAATTAGGAATCCTTTCTTTTAAATAACTACTGTACTCTTCTCTTCCATCACAAGTCATCATTATAAATTTTATATTTTTTTTCATATTATCTTTTTTAAACTTTCTGCGTTTGAGGTTTTTCTTTTTAAGACAGCGTACTCTTTTTTTAATTCTTTATATAAATCTAATATTCTTTTTAGCTCATACTCAAGGTGAGTTATTCTAGCATAAGCATTATCTGAATCTTTAAATCGCATTTCACTTAAGTGTTCTTTTTTACATAAATTATTTATTGTTTGCCAATGATATCTATAATCTCTATTTGTTTCTTGTAATGCAGCGTCAAGCTTTAATCCGTATAAAACAGTTGCGTGATCCTTTTCAACAGTTTTCCCAATAGAGGTTAAGCTGCTATCATCAGTCGCATATTTTTTGCACATAGAATAATACATTGCCCTAGCATCTATGTAGGTTCTCCTTCGAGTCTTTAATGATAAATCAACTCCGACTTGTTCCATCACTATTTTTTTTATTCTGTTTTTTTTCATATTCTTTTATTTTATGGTTGTGTTGTTGTTCCGTTAATATCCATTCTATCCTTCCGTTTTTGTGAATAATTTTACTATAAATTGGTTTCATAATATTTTTAATTTTAACAAACTGTAACATTGTATATACTTCTCTCGTGCCTTACTTTTATATTGGCTCTTAAATAATTGAAATAGCTTTCTTCGGTATTGGTATTCAGTAACGCATCCTTCATAGTATTTTTTTGAAAAGGCTACTCCTTTACCTTTAAAGTAATTTACATTGTCTGCAGTATCTCCGGCTATCATTTGTTCATAAAAATTATATCTAGCTTCCTCTTCAGATATATCATAAACGCATCTATGTTTAAACCCGTAATTGTATATTAAAGCAGGAAATTGCTTGTAATCTTTATCAATAGAAACTATCATCACACTATCTCTTCCCGAATCTCTTGCAATTTTATGCCAATAAGTTGCAACTAAATCGTCAGTTTCTACTCCGGATCCGTTAATGCCCTCATAAGTGTCAGTACAATACTTATGCATTTGACTTAATAGGGGAGGCTTAGGTTGACTTATTCTATTTGCCTTATACTTCTTAGTCAAGTGCTTTCTAAAGTTCCCTCTGCTACCGTTAAAAGTTAATACAGAGTCTACAACGTAAAGCTCTTCAATATCATTTACGATCTTTTGATATGTTTCATCAAATTTATGAATAGCATCCGCTAAGTTTTCATAGAAAGGATTATCATCTGGGTGTTCTTTCCTCCGGTAACAACTTGCAAATATCATAGAGTCAGCATCTACAAGTAAAATCATAAATCTATTTTTAAGGGGTTTCCGTTTTTGTCGATATAAAGACCTTTAGGTTCACAAAGCATAAAGCATTCCCCACAGATGTAAGTTTCCGTAGGGAGTAATTCCGAATGGCAGCAATCACTTATTATTACCATCCTTTGCTTTTTTAAGTTTATTCTCTATAGCTTCAGTTACATCTTCCCGGTTAATTTTTACAGCACCATCTAAGTTAATTTGAATTGAAGCACCGTTAAAAGTAAAAGGCATTTCTCGATCTAAATTCATAAAATGGTATACAGTTTTTCCGCCATCCATATAGTCAATTTCTACCGGGACAAATATATCATTCCTCATAAGGTGCAGCATAAACTCTTTATCCTTTAATGACATATCTGCATAGAGGTCTAGGATCCTATCATTAATTAATTTGCTCATCTTTATTAGTTATTATTGGTAAATTAAAATATTCATCTAAGGCTAAAGTCATATCCATATAAAAACCGCAATACTCACAAAGAAAATTATCTCTTTGGTTTTTTTTATTACAGCAACTACAAACATTATCCATTATCCTTTATCGTGTGTTAATAATACTTCATTTTCATTAGCGCATTCTTTAGAACAATATCCGTCATACGAGGTATCGTAATTTAATTGATCATTACAATTCCCACAATGAGCCAATTCGTAATCGTGGATAATATGCTCAGCTATTTCGTAGAAATTAACTTCCGCAACAAAAGCACAAGCATAATTATAGGTTAAAGTTTCTCCTCCTTGATCGAGTAAATATTCCAATACAAATTCTTCAAGCTCTCCGGCTAATTTATAGGTATCACCTTTTTTAAATAAAGGAATATATAATTCATCTAAATGAAATTGTTGATCAGAAATCATTTCTAGGTTGATCCGCCAAGTAGCGTAATTTGTGTATCCGTTATACTTTTTATTTTCAGTCATAATTTTAGTTTAAATTTATCAGTTAGCATTAAATTTTCTTCTTCCAAAGACTGCAGCTCATCCTCAGATTTTCTCGCTCGTAATACTGCACGAATTTTATCCTCTTTATATTCCTCAGCTATAGCATAAACTTTTGAAATATTACCGTCTAAGTGATTAACATAAAGAGCTATTTTACGCATAGCAGATATCATAGCAGATAGTTTGTCAGTCGGCTTATCTTTATTAGCTTTTTGCAATAAATCGTGTACGAGATCAAAACTGCTACAATAGTCAACATACGCCTTAAGATTAATTTTATTAGTCGTATTATCTATCATATAAGCTAAGATAGTTAAAAAGACGTTATTAACAAAATTTCTTAATAATTACTTTTAGGATCGTTAATGTTTACAATAATTGCTTGACTTTCATCAAGTAAATAGACTTCTTTATCTTTCTTGTGTTTTGTCCATATAGTTGTGTCCGGGCAATACTTAAGTTCTGTTTCCGGCATTACGATGTCATTTAGGTAAAAAAGATAATTACCCTTTGGATCGTTTATGAAATACAATTTTACTAAATCGTGTGGCATATCCATTAGCTTATCAAATTTGTATTTTTCAAGCATTTTTGTTTGATAATAAGATTGCCTAAACTTCATTTCAATTACGCATTCCTTTCCTTTTGGAGTTCCTCCTACAGCATCATAATGCTCAAAGCCTCCTCCACACCATTCTAAATCCCAACCATCAAAATTCAATAATTGTATGACAGCTTTCTCCCATTTGTGTACGTGCTTTAATTTCATACAGATAAGAAAAGATTATCAAGGTCTTTTATCCATTGTTTAATTGTAGCCGGGTTACAAGTGCAAGGCTCAAAATAACTATGCTTATTATACTTTGAATGTAAATGACATATTTTTTTAAAATCTAAAGACTTTAGGGAATCTTTATTATTTTCTTTAAAGTATTTCCACCAATTGTAATCTCTTAATTCCATAAATCAATTTTTATATCGTTTAATTTATCTTGACGCTCTTTACAACCGCAGCTTTTGTATTTTAATATGTCAATAACGACTTTATTTACAAGCCATTTAATTCCTGTATATTTAAAAATTACTGCTAAAAAATCTCCTAATTTCATTTGCTTAATTTTATTTTTGTTCTCAACAAAGAATACAAATCTTTCTTTACTTTTCGGTATGTATTATAAATCGAGTAATAACTTATTTTTGTTTTATCAGAAAGGCTTTTTACAGACTCTCCTCCTTCTATGTATTGATAAATTTTTTTATCGTACCAATATAGATCGTTTAAAAATACTTGCATTTCTTCATACAACCCGTCAATATCATCCGCTTCATCATAAGGATTTTGGAATGTAAATTTTGCTATGTATCTTTCGTAATTTGCTTTGTCAAAAAGATCGTTTCTTTCAAGAGGCAATATTGTTACTTTGTTTTCTTTTCGAGTAAGATCGATATACATTGTACGTAAGGTTCTGAATATATAATAATGATTTATTTCTGTTTCATTATACATAATGTTTCCTCCTCTGGATATAAGAGCATTAATTTTTAAGTACATTTCTTGGACTAGATCTTCCGATGTGTCATTATTGCAACCAAAACTCTTTACAATTCGTATCCAATCTTGGTGCATTTCAGCCAATAAGTGTAGGGTAGTTTTTTTCAAAGTTTCCACCAAGTTATGTGAATACCAAAAAGAAAAAACATAATAGTTAATTGGTGATAATAATCCTCCTCTTCAACCGGATCTTCATCTGGTTCTAAATTCGGATTGTAGTACAATATTCCTGCAGAAATTCCATAAATAGGAACAATTTGAAAATCAAATCCCATTTCTTTTTTGTACTAATATACGCATTTTTATTAAAATGGTAAGTCTTCGGGTGTTTTAACGGCTTCTAAGAGGTCTTTGTCCCCTATGGTGAACCCTACGTTATTAAGCATAGACTTCATTAGTATAGGCTCTCTTAAAGGTGTAGGGCGTCCTCCTGTCTCAATCTCTTTAACTTTTCGAACGTGAAGATTAGTGTACATATAGTCAGTAGGATGTTGAGTGTATCGATGTATAACCCAAAAATCGTCAGCTCTATTCACAAACTTACCCCCTCCCTCGACATCACTAGCCATAGGTGGCATAGGGTGTCCAGTATAATCGTCATCGTATTTGTGAACTTGTCTTAAGGCTCCGGTATTAGCGTGTGTATTCAGCCATACAGATATTTTATACTTTTTGCAAAAGATTCGTATTTCAGTACAAGCGTGGTAATCGTATTGATGTCCACCTACTTGTTTCAATAAATTAAAATCCATCTTTAAAGAATTATAAGGATCTATAAATAAGCCGTCATAATCCCAAGCATCTTTTACATAAGTAGAAAGCTCTAAGAGTTCTTTATAAGTGTACATTTTTGATGTGTCAACAAACTTAAAATGACTATTAATCCACTCACTACTTCTTTTATATCCGGCATCCGATATTTTTTGTATCGGTAATCCCTCCATAAATTCCATTAACCTTCGGATCAAAGTGTATGGCTCATTCTCGCTAGAATAAACCAACCAACGTTTGTTGTGTAATCGACTATACAATAGCATTAAGTATAGCGCAACTGAAGTTTTACCAACATTTGCGTGTCCTAAAATAATATTGAAGTTACCGGGTTTAAATCTTAGATACTCATCGAGTTCTGGAATTCCTAGAGACGTTCCGGATTTTATTTCACCGCTTCGGATCTTAGAAAGGTACTTTAGTTCATCGTTATATTCTATTAGCATAATATAAATATATAAAAAAAGGGAGGTTTTACGCTCCCTATTGTGGTTTAAAACGGCAAATCAGTATTTGCTTCAGCTCGATCCGGCATAAGCTCTTTTGCAGTTACTTCGCCTCCGGGAGTTTTAAAGTTCCTAGTCATAAACAACTTAGGCTTTCCGTTCTCATCTTTCTTATCCTTAGAAGCTTTTATTTGAAAGTTAGCATAACCGTTATTGTGCGCCTCCGCTTCATCTTTAATACTTAAAAGATACTCGATAGCTTGACTTACTTTGCAAGGTATCTCAGCAGTTAGCCATTCAAACTTTCCGGCTTTAGGATAAAATCCTTTTGTGTATTCACTTTGATAATCACTCATATTACAATTGTTTTAAATATTCTCTTAATTTTTGAAAATCTTCCATAGTGTTTTCTATTACTACATCTCTATTTTCTTTAGCATAAGCAGCCATATTCTCTTTATAGCATACTTGAAGCAAAATACTGTCATTAGTACTAGCTCCTCTATTTGCAGTAGATCCCCCAAAAGAAGGTTTTTTTGCAACTGGGTTGTACGGCTCTCTATAAATCTTACCGTTTCCCTTATCTGATACTTCATACTCAAAAGTATGTCCCACTACTTCCTCATTAGTAATCCCTAAAGCAATAGCAAAATTACCTTCCGGATTTTTAGGAGTTTTCTTAGTAAAAAATTTGAGTTTCTCGCCGTGTTTAAATTCTACTTCATTAGTAACCAAGTCACTAAATCCGCCAATTACGTCCACGTTTTTAATCGTTCCTTTCATAGTTTTATTTTAAAGTTATTTCGTAAAGATATAAAAAATATGATACAAAAAAAGGAGGTTCGACTAAAACCCCCTTTCCTCTGCTAATATAACTAAAAACTAAGTATGAAACTAAGTTCTACAAATATATGCTTTTTTACATTACAAAAGCTTTTTAGCTAAACTTTCATAGTATTTTGTTTTTTCTATTAATTCCGGGTTGGAAAACTTCTCTACATTTCGGCATTTCGATTCCAATATGTCTGCCGTATCATTACCGTATTCTTTGTTTAATCTTTGCCCAAATCTGAATTGCTCACCGTAACCGTGAATGTTACATTTATAACATTGGACTTGACAGTTTAATTCATCCCACCTCGTAGAATAATGCTTTCTGCTCATAAAGTGTCCGCAATGCATTTTTTTATAATGGTTTTTTATTCCACAAGTGTAACACTCTACGATGTAATCATCAGCGTACCTTAAACGTACGTATTGACTAAATACAGTATCGAGTTTTTTTACAATATTTTTTCTGCTTTTAACAGCCATTATTTTACAAGATCTCTTAAGTCCTTTTCATTCATATGAGATTCTAAGATATAACCATCCATTGGACTTATAGTAGAAATTGCTTTATAAATTTTTCTGCTTATTGCTTTTACACTTTTCTTTTCAGTATTAGTAGAGTCTATCCCTAGATTGGTATACATATATGCGTCAATCTGTAACAACTCGTCAACCTTTCTTTTTAAGCTCCACGTTTTATATCCTTGTATTTTTTTTATTTTTTCTTCAATTTGCATATTATATATATTATTTATATTATATTACTATTTATATTATATTATTATTTATATTATATTACTATTTATATTATATAAACTATATATATATTATAACCATTTATTATATATAGCTCGTTTAAAAGATTTTTTATATATCGTATATACGAATATACTAAAAACATAAGTAAGTTGCTTAAAACGTCTTAAAATAGCCTTTAGGAATGTCTAGCGTCCCTGACCTCGATACCCTTTTGCGTAAACCTTAGAAGATTTTAAAGAGCTGCTTTTGGATTTAGAATGTATTCCTTTGCGCTTTACCTTCGCTTTTCTATAAAATACAGAAGTTTGTACTTTTGCCATTATTGATGCTTATTGTTTCCAAACACCTTCTCAACTGAGCGACCTCCAAAATATCCTCCGATAACGATTGTCAAAAGACCAGTAATTGAATCTAAAGGATAGCTCATATACCAACCGGCAACATAACTTACAACTAAGAATATTAATGTCAACGGTCTTACGTTTGAAGCTAACCATCCGCTTCTGGAATCAGCTACCCATCTTCTAGTAGTACCATCTATTTCAGTACGTTCTATTTCAAGTTTTTTTAATGCAATTTGTTTATCCGAATGAGACATATCCGATCCACCAATAATAGCCTGTATTACTGATCCTATTGGAGTATTTTCTGCAATCGCACTAACTACATTAGGTATCTTATTTAAAAGAAATTTACCTACCGATGTATCTTTGAATCTTTTCTTATCCATAGTGTCTTTCCTACGGTGCTAGTATGTCCAAACTGAATTGGGTTTACTGTCATCATTGTCGCAATGGATAAAAGTCTTTGCAATTCCCAACCTACGGAATCCTGCTTGGATAAGGGCATTAATAATAATGTATCTTTGATTGCCACTTCCCACTTTAATATCTGCGGCTTTTCCG